ACTCGATACAACGAGGGCCATCTAAACGACTTCTCGATCGATGCTCAGATCCTAGCAAGGGTCTACGTCGCAGAAGGTCAACAATACACCACCCGACAAGGCAAGGTGATTGAGGGGCCAGCGGAAATAGTAACCGCTTGGGAACCTCACAACGCTTCGATCTGTGCAACGGGCGCAGATCCGAATTCTACTGTTCGACGGTCATACGACCAAGAAGAAAGGCAGGCAGGCATGTCAGAAGAGCTAATGGCTCAACTCAAGTCTCTTGGTCTACCAGATGGTATGACCGATGCGAGCGAGATTATCAAGTGGATGGCAGACCACATGGAAAAGCCATCGCTTGAGGTTGAATTGATGGAGGGCGACAAGCCATCCGAAGAAACGGTGCGAGCCGAGCATGATAAGCCCGAAGATGAGGCAATGCGGATGGACGAAAAAGTACAAGAAGAAGTCACAAGACAACTCAAAGCAGTTGACGAACGACGCAAGGCAATTTACTCGGCGGGGACTCTAGCAAAGGTCGAGCGTTCCTTTGTGGATGAACTGGTCGAATCAGGATGTTCAGTTCAAGACGCTCAAGAAAGGATCATCCGAAAGATGAGCAATTCCCCAATCGGACAGACTGTCGGCAGCGATGTTCGCGTTACCGAGTCGGAGCATGACAAGTTTGAAGCAGCAGCTAAAGCTGGTTTGATCCAGCGATGCTTTCAAGGGACTGTGAAGCGACAAGCCCCACAAGTAGCAGGGTCGGAAGATTTCAAGAATCTCGGAATCTATCGCTTGGCTGAGCTGTGCGTTCGACGCATGGGCATCAATCCAGAGAAGTACAGTCGAGCCGACGTTGCTCGGATGGCAATGGGTCAAGATAAGGCTTTCAATCGACTCAACATTCGTCGATCGATGGAAGCCTATCACACGACCGGAAGCTTCCAAAACATCCTGCTAGATGCAGCTAGCAAGACCTTGAGGGCGGCTTACGAAGAAGCCCCTTACACTTGGTCTTTGTGGGCTCGTCAGGCTCAATCGGTCGATGACTTCAAAAACATCAACCGAATCCAACTCGGAGAATCTCCCAACCTCGAAATGGTTCCCGAAGGGGCTCCGTACCCTGAAGGGCAAGTGGTTGACTCCAAGCGATCCTACAAGGTTGAGAAGTTCGGCAAGAAGTTCTCAGTCTCTTGGGAAACGGTTGTTAACGATGATCTCGATGCGATCTCTCGCATTCCAGCGATGCACGGCAACGCAGCACGAAGAACGCAAGAGAAGGTCGTTTACGATGCTTTGCTTGCAAACCCAATCATGGCTGACGGCGTGGCTCTGTTCTCTGCTTCACACACCAGCGGAACAAACATCACGGCATCTTCGGTTGCGGCTCCAAGCGTGACGACTCTCAACGAAGCATTCAAACTGATGAGCCTTCAAAAAGGTCTCAACAGCGATGTTTACTTGAACCTGTCGCCTCGCACGTTGCTTGTGCCGCAAGCATACGCAGCGACGGCATTGGAACTGGTTAACAGCTCGTCCTACGCTCAAAGCAACGGCAACGAAGGCGTGACCAACATCTACGGCATCAACGGCGTTCGACCTCTTCAAGTTGTTGCAACCGCTTTGCTCGATGCGAACAGTGCTACTAACTGGTACGCGATCGCCGACAATGCTCAAGTGGATACCGTCGAAATCACGTTCCTTAACGGCGAAGAAGCCCCTGTGCTTGAGTCCGAATGGAACAAGGACAACGACACTTACCATTACTACGTCCGTCAATCGATGGCCGCAGCAGTGATTGACCATCGCGGGATCTTCGGCAACCGTACCTAGTCCGGTTGATTGACTCACAGCCCTGGTCGGCAATGGCCAGGGCTTTCTTTGGCAGCGACAACACAACACAAAAGGAAAATAAGAAATGACAGGATTTGTTAACCACGCTACTTTCGAGGATGACTTCTTCGGGGGAAGAACCTACACCACGACTGTTGGTGAAGGCAATTGGAAGATTACCGACACCTCGTCCAGCGGAACTCCAACCTATGCTTCGGTCAGCCCATCGGCTACCGGGGAAATCGCGTTGACGTTCGACAATGCCAACGAGATTCAGAATGTTTGTCTCGATTTCGGTGACAAGCTTTGTTTCGACATCGACAACATCCAACGAGCTGTGTTCATCGTCAAGACGGTTGCAACCTTGAGCTCGGCAACGACCTTGGCTTTCGGCTTGCAGTCGGCTCGGAATGACGATACTGACGCTACGGCCAACAACGCACAATTCAAGCTTGCGGGCTCGAATGCTGTTGTTTGCGAGAGTGATGACGGAACGACCGACAACGATGACAAAGCCTCAGGCGTGTCGTTGGTTGCGACCTACAAAGAATTCGTGATCGACTTCACTGGCGGCAAGAGCGATGTTAAGTTCTACATCGACGGTCAGCGAGTTGCTTCGACCACGACCTTCTCGATGGCGGCTGCAACCGGATCGCTGCAACCGTTCGTGCAGATCAGCAAGACTGCCAGCACGAACGTCAACAGCGTGACGGTTGATTATGTCTCGGTCGAGTGCAAGCGATAAGCATGAGCCTTCATGACCTCATCAAAGAGGATGCCAAGAAGGTATTCGCCAATCCCGATGATTTTGCAGAGACGATCGTTTACTACAAGCGAAACGGTCGCTCTCGCAAGATTGATGCGGTGGTTGTGCGGGACGATTCTTTGCAACTTCCAGAGGCATCGGATTTGGTGACTCCACGATTCACCATCCACGTTTCAAACGATGAGGCCGAAGGAATCGCAAGCGATGAGTTAGACTTGGGCGGGGATCAGATCGGTCTATCTCCGCGAGTCGGTGAGCCTATCGACAGGCGGTCAATCGTCCGCTTGGTCGAGCATGATGAAGGGATGTTGGTGCTAGAGTGCCGTTAGCGATCATCGAGGAAATTGCAGCAGAATTGGAGACCAGGCTATCGGCTATGGTCAACGATTCGGCTACATACCCTACCGATGTTCAAGAGGTCAAACGACCTACGCGATTCGCTAATTACACTCCGAAGGATAGGCAGATCATAATTACTCAGGGCGTTAGCAATCCTGTCCCTGAGTTGTCATGTCCTGGCAATCCTCCGGCGGTTGCTCTTACTCAGCAATTCAATATCCGACTGATCTTGATGCCGTCGGAGCGAAATCAAGACGCGATCGATACGCTACTGAATCAGTTTACATCCGATGTTCGCAAGTGCATCTGTCAACCGGCAAGCAGTTGGCACACTTTCGACGGCAATGCACTTTACGCCAACTTTGGGCCACAGATCGTTTTCACTTCCGATGGAGGTGTTGACGGTGCCAACATTCAACTGCTTGTCACCTATCGAGTATCAGAGGACGATCCAACGGAACGAAGATGATATTCGACATTGTTGCACACGAAGAAAATGCACTATTAGCATCCGAGCGAGTCTTGAACTACGCAGACGGATTAGAGAAAGCATTCGAGAAGCGATACACCGAAGCGACGACCGAAATCAGGACTCGGACGCAGCGAGAAATAGCAACGGCAATGGTAGTCGAAAAGGTTGACGAACTACGCACGTTTTGCGTTGATGAAACATTGATTGACAACCTACTTGAAAAAAAATCATTGCTTAAGATCGACGACACGTTTACGATGCCTTTGCGAGCGTTCAAGGCTCGGCAAACAGTCGAGGGCGTTGAGATCGAGATGGTGCGCGGTGTTCCTGCTATGGTCTTTGAAGGTGCCTTCGGGCCTAAGATCCCAAAGCTAGGACGCAACATTTACAAGCGAGTCGGAAAAAAACGATTCCCGATTCAAAAGCTACGCGATTTGCAAGTCAGCAAGATCGAAGGCGTGAAGGATGCTTTTGATCGAGGTGCAGCACAAGCCCAAGCGATTCTCAATCGCAAGCTCAAAGAAGCCAAACAAGATGCCAACCAAATACTAGGAAGGGACAAATATGCTACTTCGTAAGAAATCAGTTCTCGGCGGAAAGATTGAATCGACGGTTGGTACTGCGGAAACAATCGCGGCGGCTGATTGCACGATCAACGCCTATGATCTTGTAATTAACCCAGAGTTTGAGATGCAAGAGCGACAGGGCCAAGGCGGATTTGGTCGTCTTGCATCGATCCCAGGGGCCAGGCGTGGCCGAGCTACGTTCTCGGTCGATCTTGCCTACGATGGAACTAACATTCCTGCTTGGGCATCGACTTATCTGCCTGCTTGCGGATTGGTGCTTTCGACAGCAACATATAAGCCAAAGACGCAAGTCCCGGCTAGTGGATCCGATGTTAAGACGGTGACCATCGCAGGTTTCTTTGATGGCGTTCGACGCAGGATCTACGGGGCTGTCGGAAATGCTAGGTTCATCTTGCCGACGGGTCGCATGGGCCGAATTGAGTTCGACTTCCAGGGCGTTTACGATGACGAAGCAGACGCAGCGATCCCATCGAGTATCAACTACGTCAACACGCTACCATTGCGGGTTGCCGGAGGTGCTACGTCTTGGGACTCGTATAACCTTTGCTTGGAGTCGGCAACGATCGATCTAGGCAATGTGATTACGGCTCGGGAGTGCTCGACTTCGGCGGCTGGAATCGACAACTTCGTTATCACGGATCGCAACCCAAGAATCACTGGCAACCCTGAATCCAAGCTGATTTCGACTCAGGGCCGATATGCTCAACTTCGCGATTCGACGGAAGCAACGCTTTCGTTTACAATCGACGGGCCTAGCAGTTCGACGCTGGTATTCAGTATTCCGAAGGCTCAGTTGCAATCCAAGCCAATGGGCGATCGAAACGGAATCATGATCGATCAGCTAGAATGGCAAGCAAACAAGAATGTTGACGCTTCCGACGAAGAACTTTCAATCATCTTCAACCATGCAGCATAACACTTTCGAGGGCTCGATTGACGGGCTCGACATTCAGTTCCAGTTCAATCGCTTGAAGTTCAGGCAGACAGAGCAAGTGCTAGGTCTTGTCGAGGACTTCAAGGAATTGGGCGACACTAAAAAGCAGATCGCGGCTTTGCGGCAAGCGGTCTCGATTTGCGTTGCTGGATGGAGTCTCGAAAAGTCGATCGATTATTGGGACGAAGAAATCGAAGTTGCGGATGCTGTAAAGCTTGTTGCTAGGTGTTTGCAAGGCAATTCAGCGAGCGAGGGCGACAGAAAAAAATAAGGATTGCCGCATTG